AGCTGAAAGGTAGATGGTCCACCTGGAACGGGTTGATATACCCGTGGCAGGACTTGGGCCACCGCGTTAACTGTAACTGTGATAGGGTCTGCAAAAGCCATAGTTGCGTTCCATTCTTAGGTAAGAATTAAGTGTCTCACGACACTGATTCATACTGTTAGATTGTTTAATGCTTAGACTCTCGTGAGTCCAAGCGCCAACAGTATGCCAAGTTGCAAGTCAGATAAACTGACTTCTGAAGCAAGACCAAATGGATCAATCTTTTCTCTGCGCTTTGTGTCAAAGACACGGACGCAGCGAACATGATAGTATCCATTCGTAGCGGTCCACGTATACTCACGGACAGTATGTCTTTGAGAATACGCATAAAGTGATACTAGCCGATCGCGTAGGTTAGCTCTAATATTGTCGATTACATCGCCAAAATTAGAGAACCAGTCGACCAGCCAAGACCACCTTGTGGCCTCCCACAACAAAGATTCATTGGGAATTAACCCAAGTAATCTAAGCCTTAATTCAGGCTTTGTTGGAGGTAGATCGCCGAGATAATAGATAAACACGCCCGATGCAACCTCAGTTACCGTTTTACGGCAAACAAGTTTGCATACGAAGCGAGTCTGTCCATCGCCAGGTTGCCCTGGCGGGTCTTCCCAACCACTAGGGAAGGGTATATCTCGCATCCAGCCCTGATCTTCAGGGCCGGAATACTCGAACAACACTTCCTCAGTGACCACTGGCTCAAACGATGGAGTCCGTCTATGGAGGGGAATCCCCCCATTGCGTAGAATAAAATCTACGCGCTTGCTAAGTTTCGAAAATAATTCAATTACTTTACGAATATCAGCAAGTAACGGTTTCCAACCGAAGTTGACCGCAAGGACCCAGTCTGCCAAACCTTTAGGGTTAGACAGACTAGACACTATAGATTTAAGAGAATCCAACTTACCTTTTACAAGGCGAGGAAGATCCCTTACTTCTGCAATGTCTACCCCAAGATCAACACCCGGACGAAGCGGAGACATAAGTTTCCACATCTTCGGGCCAATGGATGAGAGGTCAGTGTCCATCTCTGGACACATGATCGCCGTGGAAACATCAATACCATCATGCGTAAAACTCGGTGGAGTAAGCCAGACATGGCCCTTCACAAAGTCATACGGATTGTATTCATGATACAC